GCAAAGTTTTCCCGGTCATCTTCGAAAATAGTAGTTAATCGATAATCTCCCGCTGTTATCGATTTTGGAGGTGATTGACTAGTAATGTCATTAGAAAGTGTCAATCGTCGTCCTGTGCTCTTCATTTCTTCACCGCCTTATGTGCTGCTTTAACTGCTGCTTTGAATCCGCCTTTTCTCCAAGTGCCGTTTTTGTTTTTGTACCTGGTGCTTACTTTCTTAAATGCGGCTTTGTATTTGCGTGAGTATGCTGATGCACGTCGTTTTGTTTTCTTTGCTACCTTGTCAACTGCACGGTCTACGATTGTGCTACCTTCAGATTCTCGCTCACTAGAAATGAGTCGGCGTAACGCCATATACTCATCAACAGTTAGCATCATGTCCCTAGACAAGTGTATCAACCTCAAGCGCCTTGTTGTGATAATGCTAGAGCCATTGCTGCTGCTTCGGACATCTTCTCTACAGTGCACTCCATGGTTACGCTAATGTAGACGTCGGTTGTAAAGGCTGCATCTGCACGACCGCCTAGGAACATGCTATCGACTGCAATCAAATAACCGTTAGTCCAGTGTTGAGGTGCTACGTCTAGGTCATGTGAAACATATTGTGGAGGGCCGGCACTGCTAGCGTTGTTATCTGCAATTAGTGTACCAGTTGAAACAATTGCTCTATTGGACGGTAGAACCATACCTGTCTGGCTCTGAGTCAATAGTTGAAATTGTGCCGCTCCACCGTCATTTGCGCCAACTGTTACTGTGGTGCCGTCTGCTTCGGTGTAGGAAACAGCGATATTGTGAATTCTTAATACTGATTTCCCTAGGGCATCAACATATGCACCAAGGTCTAAGGGTGTTTCTTGATAGGTACCAAGGTTCTCTGCGTTCAAAGTCTGTCTGAGGAAAAAGGAATCACTTCTTGCCATGAACCTATCATGATAGGAGGTAGTTTATAGATATAGTGTAGTCATAGGGTGACCATCTCTGACGATTTTTAGGGTTGTAATGCGTAGCAGTACCACTCTAACAAGAAAAATAAGACTTTTCTAGTATTAATAACGAATCAATTGATATACAAGCGCCACGTCGCATGTCTATGAACCGTTATACTAGGACTACTTTGACGAAAAGACAAATAGAATCTTTAACTACTGCTAACAGGAAGTTAAGAAAGATATACTATGACAGAAAAGACATGCCTCAAGAAGCAAAAGAACCTATTGAATTAATCGCTCAAGCAATAATTTTACTAGATAGAGCCGATTTAATTATTCAAGACGAAAGGGAATTCATTAGAGATGGGGTGCAGAGATGATTTGTTTTAATTGTGGCGAAGAAAATATGAGAACCGAATATCCGAAATATGATCATTGTCAATTTGTACGTAAGAAATGTATGACTTGCGGTTACAAATCTTACCCTGTGTTGGTGATGAAACTTGAGTCCTAGAAGAAGAAGTAATGACAAAGTGGTCCCAATCTCAATTGGATTGCCCACTAGTTTGATGATGAGGCTCAATAACGAATTATCTTACACACAATCACGTTCATTGTGGGTGCAAGGGGCGATAAAAACAAAACTTGACGGCGATTATGATTATAGTTCAATCCCTACCAAGAATTTGTTAGGAATGCTACACTATCGAGAGATTATTTCATACGAATTGCTTCAAACATTATTAGAAAAATGCTAGAGCCAGTGTCTAGAGGAGCAACGTTGCATCTCTAGATTAATGAGGCTAATTGCGGGAACTGTAAAAGAACAATAAGATACAGTAATCTTTCACACCAGACGATACGTTCGTTCTGTTCTTTGTCTATTGGGGCTATTGCTTCCACTTCTTTTCCATCCTTTTCAATAGTTTAAGGATTTCTTCTAGCAAATATTCAATCTGACTCATTTCACTCACCTATTTTATTCAGAGATTGGGATGTCTCTTTTATTTTGAACATGATTTCCTCCCTGGACGTTATCTCAAATTCTTCAATAGTTATGTTGTAATATGCAATTTTGTTCACTGGATAAAATAAGCTTAGATGATTAGTTGCTACATGGTCAACTCTCAATGAATATGGGTTTCCAGAACCCCATTCTTGATTGTACGTGCCAATTAACGAATTATCGAAAGGTTGGCGATTTGCAGACCATACAGCGAACTCTGCAGGGTCAAAGAATGATTCTGGACGTACAGACATTAACGCCCAATTTACTGGCCGATTAGCACCTGCAACTACTGCTGGCCCTAATTGTTTGATATCTACAATCTTCCAGGCAAAGTTTTCCCGGTCATCTTCGAAAATAGTAGTTAATCGATAATCTCCCGCTGTTATCGATTTTGGAGGTGATTGACTAGTAATGTCATTAGAAAGTGTCAATCGTCGTCCTGTGCTCTTC